ATTCCGTAATAGTAAACTCTGGGGATACCGAGGGAGAATAAGTCCCGAAAGCCGCATACTTCTTGGTTATATAAGAACCATAATACATATATTCAAAACAGTACGGCGGAGCGGTATAAAAGGATTACTGACATTGGCGAAATTCTGGTCAATAAATGCTTTTGAGCACTTCGCCAATATTCAAATGACAAGAGACGATAACCACCCGTCTTGGAAGCTTCTCTTTAAAGGTATTTCGGTTCCAGGCAGATTTCTTGTAACGATGTATGGTCTATCACGCTCAATATTTAGAGGCGTGAATACCGATCCAGATACAATTAAGAAATACATCGAAACAATGACAACACCTACGAAACCGATAAAACAAAAAAGATTATTTGCTTTAGAGAAGTTTGTCTTCCGTATTATATCACGGTGTGGTGAACGTATCGTAAAATTCAAGCAAGAAAAGGGTCAAAAAGTTGTAGACCTAAAAGATTTAGACTCCAGGCTCTCAATACCAACAACTGCATGCATAGAGAATGCTACCAATAAAGGTGGCAGCAGAACATTTCTCCGTGAAAAACTTAAATGGAGACATACAGGAGTTGGTGAAGCTAATACGCCAAAAGCACAAGCCAGGAGGTGGGCAGACACTCTCTCTACTGAATTTAGAGAGTGCTATTTATCTTGGTCTAAAGCGTCAAACACTGGACAGCCATTCCCGTTTGCAGAGCCAATAGCAGTTGCAAAACCGGGCGGGGGTGAAAGAATTGTAACGACGTGCAATGCAGGATTAGTTCACAGTTTGGCACCTGTGAACGAACTACTTTTAAGAATCCTGCGAAATATACATGAATGCGCGCCGAATCTAAAAGGTGAAGACCCCTCAAGGCATTTAAGAGTGTTTGATGACGAAATTCAGCGAGAATGCTATTCGGCGGATCTTACGGCAGCAAGCGATCATATACCCTTTGAAGTCGCAGCAGCCATAAACTCCGCAATATTTAGAGCATTAAACATCTCGCCGAATGACCCATTAAGAAAATTAATAAACCTAGCATCCGGGGCCGTACACTTCATTGAGCGTAGCGGACCAAAAACATGTTTAGGAACCCGGATCATATATACCCACAAGTATTCAAAAAGAGGTTTATTAATGGGTATGGGTCTTGCTTG